CACATTCAAGTGGAGCAGGAGTTGAGGTATTTACTGGTTGGGGTATAGAATCATTATCTCAAACATTAACAACTGATCCTGCATCTTGGTCTTTAGATAATTTTGGTGAACAACTTATAGCTACAATAAAAAATGGTCAGTCTTTTTCTTGGAATCCAATAAATTCTAATTCTAATGCCTTAAATACTAGAGCAGTAGTAATACCTAATGCTCCAACCACATCAGTTATGTCTTTAGTATCTGATAGAGATAGACATTTAATTATGTTAGGCACTGAAACAACTATTGGAACACCGGGAACACAAGACAAAATGTTTATAAGATTTTCGGATCAAGAAAATATTTCAGATTACACACCAACATCAGTAAATACAGCAGGAACTTTTAGATTAGATTCAGGAACAAAAATTGTTGGGGCTGTTAAAGGTAAAGATTATACTTTTATTTTAACAGACAATGCAGCTTATGTTATGCAATTTGTAGGACCACCATTTACTTTTTCTATTAGACAAGTTGGTTCAAATTGTGGATGCATCGGACAACATGCAATGAAATATGTAAATGGTATTGTTTATTGGATGGGTGAGTCTGGAGGTTTTTTTGTTTATGATGGTACAGTCAAATCACTACCTTGTGCAGTTGAAGATTTTGTATTTACAACTAAAAATGGTAATAACTTGGGAGTTAATTATTCTGCGGGAGAATCAGTTTATGTTGGACTAAATCATTTATATGAAGAAATTTGTTGGTATTATCCACAAGCTACATCTGATTTTAACGATAGATATGTATGTTATAATTATCAAGATGGGACATGGGTGACGGGCTCTCTTTCAAGAACAACTTGGGTGGATGCAAACTTATACGAAAATCCATATGCTACTGAATTTAGTTCAACTGGTGTTGGAACTTTTCCAACTGTTCAAGGAGTTACAAATATTAATGGATCTACAAAATATTTTGAACATGAAAAAGGTGTAAATGAAGTAGATACAAACGGTAATAAAACTGCTATACCTGCTTTTATAGAATCTGGAGATTTTAGTTTAAATCCTGATGGTACAAATGCAGAATTTTTTATGAGTATGAGAAGATTTGTTCCAGATTTTAAAACAATACAAGGCGATGCTCAAGTTACTATTTTGTTAAGAAATTTCCCTAGTGATACTGAAGCTTCTTCTCCCCTGGGTCCTTTTACCGTAACAGGTTCTACTCAGAAAGTTGATACAAGAGCTAGAGCAAGATTTGCTAGTTTAAAAATTGCTAATACATCTACTGACCAAAATTGGAGATTTGGTACCTTCAGAGCAGATGTTCAACTTGATGGAATGCGTGGATAGATCATTTTTAACTTTTTATGATTAAACCCTATTTTTCGTCATTATTACTTGAACAATATCGTGATGATATTATTAGTTATACTAGAAAAAATTTTTGTTGTGAAAAATTTCCAAAGTGTAATCACCCCCTTTTTCAATCAGATAAAAATATTTTTAAAGATCCTAAATTTGTTGACATTAAAAATGAGTATTACAAATTAGTAAAAAATTACTTACAAAAAGATATTGAAATAGTTTATGAATTTGTTTGGTCATATTTAAGTCTTAAAAACCAAACAATAAATAGAGACACATGGCATTGTCATTTTCAAAAAGAATTTGACGTTGATGCCCATGTATCTGGTATTTTATACTTTGAAAATAGTTCACTAGGTACAGAATTTAAAAATGATAATTTTAGATATATTACAAAAGCAGAAAAAAATAGGTGGTATTTATGGGGATCTGAACTTACTCATAGACCTGAACCTGGTATTAATAAAAAAGAAAGACTTTGCATTGCGACCGCAACTGGTGTAAAATTTAAAAAGTAATTATGGCAAGAATAGATATACAAATACCTGAACCAGCTATTGTTTATAGCACTGAGAATCAAAGACAAATATCACAGTCTTTACGAACGATGCAAGATAAGTTAAACACTTCTTATCAACAAGAATTAAAAAATGAACAAGATTCATTTACTTGGTTTATATCATGACGATTAGATACAAAAATGAAGGTATAAATTTAAATTCAACTGGCACAATAAGTGTGTTTACTGCACCTGCAGATGCCACTGTTTTAATAAAACAAATTCAAATAAACAATGGTTCAAGTAGTGCTGTAAATTTAAATGTGCAAGTAACAGATAATTCAGCAACAGCTACTTTTAGAATATTCAATGAATCTGTTTCTGGATCAGCAACAAAAGATATAATTAACCATACATTAGTTTTAGAATCTAGTGATGTTTTAAAAATGACTGCTGGCACTGCTGATGAGATACAAGGTATAATTTCTTATGCGTTATTAGATAGATCACAAGAAAATGGCTAGACAAAAATTTGTTAATTTTGTACCTAGGCCAAAACCTCGTAAACGTCCTAGAAGACATAAAAAAAGTTTATCAAAATCAGAAAAAAGAAGTTTTAAAAAATACAATCGGCAAGGTAGAGCTTGAAGAAAATAATACATTATCAATATCCAATATTAAGAGAGATGTTTTTTATGCAGTATGAATTAGAGGACATTGATACAGAATATTTCATTAATAAAATTAACAATAATATTGGTGAGTTAAGTTACAAAACAAATGTGAATGGGCAGATAACTGATTGGAACACTTTTGTAGACGATAAAAAATTTAATAATATTTTAAATAATTTTTTTGATAATGTAAGACCCTATAATATTAAAAGTATAGGATTAGTAGATGCTTGGGGAATAAGAGTAAACGAAGGTCATGCAACTGCAAAACATAACCACGAACCTTATAATTATTCTGCATGTTTATATTTAAATGATGTTAAAAGTGAAATTCATTATCCACAATTAAATTTAAAATTAGATATTAAAAAAAATATGTTTTTGTTTTGGTCAGCATGGTTAAATCACTTTACACCAAAAGTTAAAGAGGGTATAAAATATGCTTTAGTATGTAATTTTCAAGAAAGAAAGAGTTGGTCTAAATGAGTGAAATAAAAAAAATACCAGTAGAAGCTAAAGAAATAATTAAACATAAAAGAACAGGAAAAGTTTATGAATCTAAAGCTGCTTTTGATGCTGATGTTAATGACCCCAATACTGATACTACTATCGATGATTTTAGACAAGATTTAGAAGTAAAGGTAACAAGAGTTAACATAGAAGCATTTACAAAAAAATAATGTTATCAGATTATAATGTTTTATCTATTGATTGTGATTGGATAACAACATTAAAAAATCAACGAGAATTTTTACCTTTTATTATTCCAATATTAAATCAAAATAAAAAAATTATTTTTGAAATTGATCATCATAATATTAATAAATATTTTAATTTAAAATTTGAATTTTGTAATTTATACAATATTGACCATCACCATGATGCAGGATATCAACCTGAAAAAAATTGGTTACACGAAGGTAATTGGCTATACCATTTAGTAAAAATTTTTCCACAAAAAATAAATTATACATGGGTATGTAATTCAGATTCTGATCCAATTAGAGATGAATATCATTGGGATATTTTTAGATAATATTAAAAATTTTAAATTTGATTATCATTTAAATATAATTAATAAAAATAAATTTGACATTATTTTTATATGTTGTAGTCCTCTTTATAATAATCAATTAGGAATAACTACGTATAAAATTTTAGAAAGCATTTATGGAACCTAGGGGTGCAACTGAATTACAGCATGAACTTTTAGAAAAATACGTATCAAAAGAATTATTAAATAAATTTCAAATTTGTACTTCTATACCTGGTAAAGTTCCTTTAAGTACAGACAAAATAAATATATTGTGGCAAAAAAATTCATATGATCAACCTAATTTACAAAAATTTTTTACTAATAAAAATAGACATAAAGAATATGATTGGTATGTTTTTAACAGTCATTGGAATTATGAAAAATTTAGATATTTTTTTAATATTCCTACTGAGAGGTCTATAGTCATTAAGAATGGTGCACACCATTTTCCACAAAGAAAAATTTACAAAAAAAATGATCCAATAAAAATTATTCATCACTGTACACCTTGGAGAGGATTAAACGTTTTATTACTTGCTATGCAGATGGTTAAAAATCCAAACGTTACCTTAGACGTTTATAGTTCTTGTAATGTTTATGGAAGTGAATTTGCAAATAGAGTCGAAAAAGATTTTCAAGAATTATATAATCAAGCTAAAAATTTACCTAATGTAAACTATATTGGTTTTAAACCTAACGAATATATTTTAGAGCATATGTCAGATTATGATTTATTTGTTTATCCATCAATTTTTGAAGAAACTTTTTGTGCGTCAGCTTTAGAAGCTCTTGCATGTGGTTTACATGTTATTACAACAAATTTTGGTGCATTACCTGAAACTTGTGCTGAGTGGCCAGTTTATGTTAATTATACTTTAGATTATCACTTAATGGCATCTTCATTTGCACAAGCTATTGATGTAGCAGCAAATTATCTTCATACAGATCTTATACAAAAACATTTAAATGACCAACAAAACTACTATAAAAAATTTTATAGTTGGGAAAAGAAAGGTATGGAATGGACTAATTTTTTAGAAGGAGCCAAAAATGTCAAGCGATAAATACGTTAATGAAGACACTTATCAAACTTTAAATGAAATATCTATAACACCTCAATCTGATTATGAGTCTGCAATAACACCTTTGTGGAAAAATAAACCAAATGAATTTACTAAATTTGATATATTTGTAGGCACTCCCGTTCATAGCGATGTGTCAATACATTACACACAAGCACTTATAGAGTTTCAACAAGAGTGTTTTAAAAAGCAAATGAAAGTATCTTTTCATTTAATTAAATCCTCTCTAGTTACTCAAGGTAGAAATTTATGTGTAGCTGGATTTTTAGAATCAAAGGCGACACATTTACTATTTATAGATTCTGATATTTATTTTCAACCAAAGTCAATTTTTGCAATGCTAAAAGCTGACAAACACATAATTTCTGTGCCTTATCCACTTAAAACTTTAATGTGGGATAAAGCTTATAAAAAAATGAAACAAGGTAAAATTAATACTCCTGATGATATTAGAAGAGCCCTACATACATATCCAATGAAGGTGCCTAATATTAATAATATTAATCTACAAAAAGGTGTAATGGAAGTTACAGACTCTCCGACTGGATGTATGTTAATTAAAAGAGATGTTATAGAAAAAATGATTGTAAAATATCCTGAAAAATCAATAGTACAAAAAACTGTAATAAATGGTGAATATGTGGATAAACCCCATATGTGGAATTTTTTTGATACAAGTCATGATCCAAAAACAAAAACTTTTAATGGTGAAGATTTTGCATTTTGTCAATTATGGAGAAATATAGGTGGAAAATGTTATGCTTATGTAAATGATTCAATAGTGCATGTTGGTGAGCATCAATATCAAGGTAAGTTCTACGATGAGTTGATAGCACTTAAATAAAATGGTAATATATGCTATTATTAGGAAAATAGTATATGGATCCATTTACATTAGCATTAGCCACGTTTGGCGTACAAAAACTTAGAGGAAAATCAAC